GAACACAGCCAACGCTTCACGAGTCATCGTTACACCAATGCCGCCGGAGGCTCAATAATGCTGCTGACATCCACCAGCGATAAAATCCGATTGGTCACTTCCGTAGCTGGTGATGTTCGCGTGCAAGCTAGCTACGTGGACCTCTCTGGTAGTACGGTTACACCGGGACGGCTTAACAGTTCTATCAGCACAGCTACGACGACCGATATAGTCGCAAGTCCTGCGAGTAGCACGCAACGAAAAATAAAGTACGTCTCCATTTGGAACGACTCTAGCAGTTCAGCCAATTCGGTTACAGTGCAACACACTGACGGGACGACAGTCGTCGATATTTACGTCGTCAGTCTGCCAAGCCAATCAGGATTGACCTACGTCGATGGGCAAGGCTGGACTGTAATCGGCAATTCTAGACCGACAAACATTCAAACCTTTTCCGCAAGTGGCACATGGAACAAGCCGACCAGCTTCAACCCGGGCGTTGTTATGGTTCGCGTCTGGGGTGCAGGTGGCGGTGGCGGTGGGGGTTCGTCTCTGGCAACTGCGACCGTTACCAAGGGTGGCGGTGGCGGCGGCGGGGGTTGCTTTGTTGAAAGAATTTTCAGAGCATCTGACCTTGGCGACGACGTATCGGTGACCATCGGTGCAGGAGGCTCAGCGGGCACGGGTGCAACGGCAGGCGGCTCCGGCGGCGATGGTGGCGTCGGCGGCAACACGACATTTGGCTCACTGCTGACCGGCTACGGTGGCGGCGGCGGAAGAGGCGGGCAAAACTCTGCGCTTGCGACTGGCGGTGGCGGCGGCGGTGGCGGGCACTCTGCCGGTCAAACAGCCACCGCAGCGGTGGGCGGCAACGGGGGGCAGCCAATTTCGTCCGGGCCGGGTTTTGACATTCAAGGCATCACGGGGGCGGTTGGCTCGGGTAATAGTTATTACGGTCACTTCGGCGGGGGCGGCGGTGGCGGCTCGACAAATGCTGCCGCTTCAACCTCTGGCGGCGGGTCGCTTTTTGGCGGCGGTGGCGGCGGCTCGGGCGGTGGAACAAGCGCAGTTCCTGCGGCAACCAGCCCGACGACCGGCGGCGGTTTTAGCTCGTCTGTTGGCGGCGGGGGCGCGGCGGGCGTCTCAGCGGGCACGAGCGGCCCGGCACCTCTGCCCGGCGATGCGGGCGGGGCCACCAACGGCACAACGGGCGGCGCGGGCGGCGGCGGTGGTGGCTCGACTGTGCAGGCAAACGCGAGTGGGGCAGCGGGCGGCGCGGGCGGGCTTGGTGGCGGCGGTGGCGGTGGTGGTGGTCGCGGTAGCAACCCGGGTCTTGGTGGTGCTGGCGGCATTGGTGGCGCTGGATACTGTGTCGTAATCTCTTGGTAACAAAAAATGTACCTAACGTCAACCAGCGACAAAATCAGAGTCACAACAAGTTCATCGAACAGCGTCCTAGTTCACGCTTCCTATGTGGACCTGTCCGGTAGTACAGTCACACCAGGCAGGCTCAACACGAGCATAGCAGCGGCAACCACAACTGACGTAGTGGGCAGCCCTAGTGGGAGCGATAGCCGAGTCGTAAAGTTTCTATCGGTATGGAACGACCACAATTCAGCGGCTCAGACAATTACAGTGCTGCATACGGATGGAACAACGACGGCGGATTTGTGGAGCGGTAGCATTCCTGCCCAGTCAGGATTGATTTTCGACGAAGCAAGCGGGTGGAAGGTGTCATCTCCGTTCCCTTCGGCGGACATTAAGACTTTTGATGCCCCGGGTGGAACGTGGACCAAGCCGACCGGTCCTCGCACCGGGCTGACCCTTATCCGGCTGTGGGGCGGCGGAGGCGGCGGCGGAGGCGGCGCGTCTCTGGCAACTGCAGTTGTCGCTAAAGGTGGATCGGGCGGCGGCGGGGGGCTGTGCGCCAGTCAGATTTTTCCGACCGATTCTCTGCCCGAAAAATTGACTGTCGTGATCGGATTGGGCGGCGGCGGTGGTGGCGGCGGCACGGCTGGCGCAGCGGGCTTGAGCCCGCTTTTTGGATCCCCGTCGTATGTTCGGGCAACGACCTACACGCTACTTTTCGCCCATGGCGGGGCTGCGGGGACGGGTGGTGCGATCAGCGCCGCGACTTCCAACGGCGGCACCGGGGCGGGCACTCATGGCGCCAACCTAGGAGCCATAAACAGCGCGGGGGCATCGGGACAGCCTATCAACGGCAGCAATTCGACTGCGTTTGGCCCTGCTTGGGAAGGCGGCGGTGGCGGTGGCGGGTCCAGCAACAGCGCAACCGTGCCTCTCGTAACTGCGGGTAGCACTGCCCGGTGGGGTGGCGGCGGTGGCGGCTCTGGCGGGTGTCACAGCAGCACCCCCACCACCATCGATGCATCGGCAGGCGGCGGCACAGGCAACAGCGTTGGCGCTACGGCGGGCGGGCTTGGCGGTGCAGCGGGCACGAGCGGTGCATCGCCTACGGCAGGCGCAAACGGCATTGACACTACCGGCATCGTAGGCGGCACAGGCGGAGGTGGTGGCGGAACGACTGTCACGGCATCTACTGCGGGCGCGGCTGGCGGCAACGGGGGCAAAGGTGGCGGCGGTGGTGGTGGTGGCGGTGTCGGCATGAACCCCGGCGTCGGTGGCCGGGGTGGCAACGGAGGCAACGGCTATGGGATCATAATATCATGGTGACACGTTGGGCGTTACTGACAGCATCAGGTCAAGTCTTTAACGTGTGTGTTTGGGATGGGGTCGAGGCTTGGACTGCGCCGGTCCATCTCACTGTTATTGTGTGTCCCGATTACGCTGGCCCTGGTTGGCAATACGTCGATTCGGAGTGGTCTCTGATTCCTCCTCCTGTTGAAGAAGGCGGGGGCGACTAAAATGGCGCGGATCGGTGCGTTTGATCGACATCTAGAACCGTTAGCATGGTGGGAAGCAGAACTGATTCCTGCGGGCTGGTACGTCGATGAATTGCTCGTCGAGCCAGTAGCTGGTGTAACAGGTACGCTGACCGCGACGCTTGGTAGTGCAACGCTGTCAGCTACAGGCACCGGACCTACAACCTCATCCGCGATTGTTATCCCAAGCTCGAATAACCCGAGCTACCGAAGCGGTTTCTATTCTCCTCGTCGTGGTGGCACACCGAAGTATCCTAGTCTATGGGATGGTTGCGTGGGTGCTTGGGCACCGTCTCTTGGTGCGACTGGTTTGACTCTGCGTGATGAGTCTGTGTACGGCAATCACGGTACGCTGACGAATATGGATGCGGCTAGTGACTGGGTTGTGAGCGGTGGGAAGGGGGCTTTGGATTTTGACGGGACAGATGACAGAGTAACAACTACACTTAAAATAGGTTCGTGGAATGCAATCAGCTATGTTATTTGGGTAAGACCGAGGATTACCGGCCAGTTTCAAGCTTTAGTAACAAATTGGAACTCTGATGGCGAAGTATTCGAGTTGTTTATCTCGAATGCTTCGGACTTTGTAGGAAGTAGCTTTCCGTTTGGTGTCAGTTTTGCGGCAACCGATAATATTTGGCAGCATGTTGCTTTGACACGCGGCTCTGATACTCGATTATATGTAAATGGAATTTTACAGGGAACAATCGCAAACCAGTCGCCTATATCAAGCATCCAAAACTTAACTTTTGGTGATCGTCCCACAGGAGGTTCCTATCCACTTAACGGGCAAATGGACGACATCCGCGTTTACGACCGCGTCCTCACCCCGTCCGAAATCCGCACATTAGCCACTCGTCGTGGTATCGCATACGAAAGCCGCCGACGTTTAGCCGTACGTTCAGGAGCAGCCAGTCCAAGCGGTACGCTTGCAAAGACGCTAGACGGTGCAACTCTATCGTCGTCAGGGACTTTAACTGCTGGTGCTTCTGGTACGGTGACAAGCACGCTGGATGCAGCAACATTAGCTTCCACTGGCACGGTCGGAAGTGGGGTAACAGCAACAGTATCGGTTACGCTAGCAGCGGCAACGCTGTCGGCTTCTGGTACGCTTGCTTCTGGCTTGAGCGGAACTGTAACTAGAACACTCGATAATGCTTCGCTATCGTCTTCTGGCACTGTCGCTGCGGGTGCATCAGGTACGGTAACGCGTACACTGGACAACGCAACGCTATCAGCAACAGGTGGTGCGGCTGGTTCCGTAACTGGTTCGGTATCGTCAACTCTTGCGGCTGTTACTTGCTCGGCAACTGGAACGCTTGCGGCTGGGCTAAGTGGTAGCGTCAACAGGACACTCGCTGACGTTGTATCGTCGGCAACTGGCACATTAGCTGCCGGTGCATCAGGTAGCGTAACGCGAACACTCGCAGATGCTACGTTGTCGTCCACTGGTTCTTTCAGTGCTGGCTTAACAGCGTCAGTCAACCGAGCACTCGACTCGTGCGTTGTATCGTCAACTGGTACAGTTGCAAACGGTGCTACTGGTTCGCTATCTGTTCAGCTTGCTTCGGCAACTTTGCAGAGTGGCAATGTTGCTCTGGGTGGCTTCAGGCTGAAGGTTGCGGGTGAGTGGAAAGATGCGATGGCTTTTGTGAAAGTAACTGGCACTTGGAAGAGTGCAACACCCTTCGTTAAGGTTGGAGGTGTTTGGGAATGATCAGAAAAATAAGTCAGGTAAAACCATGCCAGTGAAAGATACAATTCAATCACGACGAGGTAGCTCTGCACAATGGAGTGCGGCTAATCCGATACTTGCGGACGGTGAGATCGGCTACGACAGTACGACGAAGCAGATGAAGGTCGGTGATGGGGTGACGGCTTGGAATGCGTTGGCGTACTTGGACATATCGGCAACGAATCTAACGACTGGTACGCTACCTGATGCTAGGTTATCAGCAAAGGTTAAATCGCTTGCAGATTTGGCAACACCGGCATCGACTCAGCTATTAGCGATGAATGGCAGTGGGGCGGTGGTTGATGGCACGTCTACCGTCAACGATGCTGTTGCGGCTCAGGTGACAACACGAGCAGCGTTACTAGCAACGACGACGAAGTACATTCGTGATCTAACTGGCGAGTACCGTCTTTCATCCGATCAAGTATCGGCAACCGACAACGTATTTCGTATTGCGAGAACCGATGGGTCGATTATCGAACGCATCTGGGATGGTGTTCGATTCAATGTCGAGTGGGTTCCAATGGGTGTTCAGGTCGGAGATTGGGGCGTTACAAGCTCGACAATCAATGGTGATAAGCTGACCGCAGCAGCACACATTATTCCGTCTGGATGCATTTTAGAGCTGCAACGTAGCACTACATACAACGTTGATTTCCCTATGCGAATAAGCAGGCGTATGCGAATCAACGGCAACGGTGCAACAATAAAGCGTGCACCACAAAGAGCGTCTCTACTAACGGCCAATAGCAATTCTGGAACGACTTCAGTAACGGTAGCTGATGCTTCAGTTTTTCGTGTTGGAATGCGTGCGTTCGTCGTGAAAACTGCGGGGGTAGTTGGCGGCCATGCAATGGTGAATGGAACTTCTGTAACCTATGGTTCAGGTGGTTTTATCATCGCAAGCATCGTAGGAAATGTTGTTACATTCGGTGAAGCCTTGCAACAAAATTGTGTCATAGGAAACAAGTTAGTAGCCCTCGAAGCGTTGATAATAGCCGACGTAAACAACTTGAGAACCGAGATTAAAGACATTACGTTCGATGGGGATAATGCTAATCATTCCGATGTACTCGACTGGGCAGCAGGATATGGCGTAAATCTGGGGCGTGCAAAGGTTGAGAACTGCACGTTTACAAACATGCCGAACGAAAATTTGACTATTGGCGCTGGGGTTGTTCGTGATTGCTACGGAGAAAATCTTAACGGTTCCTTTTTCCATAGCTCAATTTCGGGGAATGGATCGGAAGCCAGAGGGTTATTGGTTCAAAATTGCCAGACAGTCAACACCAACACGAAAGATAGCGGCCACTCGGAAGGAGTCATTACGTTCTCGGCTAATTCTCGCAATATACGTGTAAAGGATTGTGTCTTCGACAACTCTGGAGGCATTAAAGGCCAAGGTGTGTTCGGTACTCTCGACGCTGTTTCCGCAAATGACAAAGATGATAATTTTCTAGCCGAAAACGTTGTGGCCAAAAACTTTTCAGCTATCACATTGTCTTCCGTTTCAACAGGCGTCAACATGGAAAGACTTTCGTTTTCGAAGTGCAAATTCGAAAGCTGTGGCATGATGCAAATCAGTGCGGCGGATGTAACGAACGGCCCGTACATTGGCGAACTAAACGTAAGAGATTGTGAATTTGTAAATTGTTGGGTTGATCTTCGGGGAATTCGTTACATCAACTGGCAAAACAACGTCTATCGATGGGAGCTGCATAACGGGCCGTTCTGTGGTGTGTCTGGCACGTTTGCAGGGCTTCCGACCACAAGGCTAGACGGTACGTCCGTTCAAAACGGGGACGCTTGCTCGTTAGTTTTTAACGACGGATCAAACACTAAAGGTATCTACATTCGCACGGCTGGTGTGTGGGTTCGTGATGCTGTTGCATCGGCTAATCTGCCTCTGACTTCTGTCGGTTGTGCGTTGTATCTGGTCGATTGCGGAAACGTTAACATTTCCGGTGGTTACATGGCCGGGCCTGGGTTCAAGCCAAACGACACGTTTAACGTTGGAATCCTGCCTCTAGTTCAGACGTTCCGAAAAACGGAATCAGGAACGACTACCGTTGCCTACATGGATGTGCACGTAAGTAACATTGACATAACCGGATTTCAAGCTGGTATTGCAACTCGTTTAGATGCATGGTGGGCTGTTCCCGTTCCATTCGATACAGCATCATGGACATTCGACGATGTACGTGTCTACACTTTCCGCGACAACCTATACGCGGAAGTGCTCGGGATAGAAGTACCGGCGGGTGCATCGGCAACCAACTGCAAAGTTTATATGTCTGATCGATCTACCTCATCCGCAGCTATTGGTATTAGATGCTCAGGCCCAATCGATGCGACAAAGACAATCGGTGGAGCTGCTATCGGTTGTTACGTTCCGGTTGCCCCAGGGTCGTCACAAGCTATTCGGCTTGGAATGACTTCTGATAACGTGAGCAATAAAAATTGCGTTGCTGTTGGAAATGTGATTGCCAAATCAGTTGCAATTGCTGGAACACATGACTCGGTGCAAGCCAATAATACCGTAATCAGCATTTCTGGGATGACATCACCAACGATTCCACCTTGGCGACCTGTTGGGGCCAACGAAAGTTTGTACTAATGGAACTCGTACCCACAGCCCTCCCCCATGCCAAAAGGTACTTCCATGCATCAATCAATACGAATCGCGACCGAAGGCGGCGAACACTTAGGACACAGTACGGGGGGTGGTGAAAATGTACAGCGATTTTAACACAGCGACCGCCTTGCCCACTTCCGTATATGTCCGCAAAACGGGGAGTTTTAATTTTTGAGGTTTTGTAAGTGTGGAAAAGTTTTGAAAAACGGCGAGAGTTGCAAGAACTGCAAGCCAGAAACAAGGAAGACGAAGGAAAGAGGTTATGGATCGGATCACAGAGCAGCGAGCGAAAGACATCGAACAAACTACCCACTTTGCGAAAGGTGCATGATGGTAGTTGGAGTCGAGTCGGCAAACATAAGCGAGCACATGCACCACATAATTGCAGTAAAAGACGACGAATCCAGGCGGATGAACTTCGACAATTGGCTAGCTGTCTGTGTGCCGTGCCATGATCTTTTAGAAGGTGATGCGATGGCGGGAATAGAGGTTAAGCAGTGGAGCAATCAACACTACGTTGAAGCATTAAATGAAGGACTATCGTAATGGCAAGACCTAGAAAAGATCCCGCAGTATTAGAAGCCTCTGGAGCGTACGTAAAAGATCCGCAACGCAGACCTAAGGATATGCCGAAGTATGTCCAGGGGGCTCCGGAAATGCCTGAGATTGTGTCTGAAAACAAAGACGCCGCTTGGTATTGGAATTGGTGCTGCACGATCCTTGGTGACGCAGGAGTTCTAACGACGGCTTGTGCTCCTTTGCTTACTATGCACGCTCTAGACTGGGCACAGTTGATGTGGCTTTACTCAGAATGTAAGGAAGGCAATGTAGCAACGGTTGGGGCGACAGGAGGACCGATTACGAAGCCGGAAGCAACTCAACTACACATGCACGCAAACCGATTTCTAAAAGAGTTGACAGAGTTCGGGCTTACTCCTGCAAGCAAATCGAAGATTGTTGCCGTCGGTGGCAAGAAAGAACTAGACCCGTTTGCCGAAATGCTACTTCGAAGGATGGGACCAAAACCTAACTGATTATGATTTGCACGACTCCAACTAAGCAAAGAATACACAAGTACATTGAGGATGTCCTCGATGGTACGGTCGTGGCTGGTAAGTTGGCAATCGCGGCATGTGAACGTCACCTAAAGGACTTGGAGCGAATCGGCAACGAGGATTTTCCGTACTACTTCGATGAAGTCGAAGCGGAGGATATTTGCAACTTCTTTCCGATGGCATTGCGTCATTCGAAAGGAAGTAAGTTTGCTGGCCATCCTTTTCACTTAGAACCGTGGCAGTTGTTTATTGTTTGGAGTATCTACGGATGGAAGCGAACAGCGGACGACACTCGAAGATTTCGTTATGCTCATCTGAGTTTCGGTAGGAAGAACGGGAAAAGTACGCTTGCTGCTGGCTTTGCGTTGATTGGTTTGGTAATGGATCGCGAGCCAGGTAGCGAAATCTATATCGCAGCAACTAAGAAAGACCAAGCGAAGTGCGTGTTTGATGAAGCTGTTCGAATGAGGACTTCCAACAATTCCTTAAAAAGCATGGTAAAAAGCCATATAAACAGGCTTTTTGTGCCAGAAACTAACTCCTTTTGCTGCACGACAGCAAGCGACAAGCCTTTGGACGGGCCAAACCCTCACTATGTAATCTTTGACGAGTTGCACGCATGGCGCAAGCAGCACCGGAAATACTATGACACGATGGTGACGGGTTCAGCCTCGAGAACGCAACCTCTGCAGATTGAGATCACGACATTCGGAGACGATCAAAGCGAAATTTGGCTAGAGACGTTGCAACTATGCAAGTCGATCTCACTTGGTAGCGTAGTCGATGAATCTAAGTTTGTGTTCATCGCTGCAATCGATGACGAAGACGATCCGTTTGATGAAAATTGCTGGATAAAAGCAAATCCAAATCTAGGAATCTCGGTTTCTTTAGACTACTTGCAACAGCAAGCGACAGACGCAAAAAACAAGCCGAGTTTTAAGAAGACATTTTTGTCTAAGCACATGCAGAGAATTACAAGTTCTTCGCAGCGTGCTATCGAAAAAGATACGTGGGACGCCGCCAAGGACGTTTTGTCCGATTGGAAACTAGCGGACGCAATAGGATTAGGAATCGACGTTGGAGCTAGAGACGATTTTGCTGCGTTCGGCACGTGTGCACGCTTCTTGGTTGGAGAAGAAACGATCATCGACGAAAAGGATGGCGAAAAAGTCGTTCCTGTTTATCGATATGAGATAAAGGCAAAGGCTTACATAGCGTCTGACACGTTGCGAGACCTAACAGCGGAACCTTTTGCTAGCTGGATTTATGGCGACAAGATGCATTCGCACCAGCAACCGTTAATAAAAATGCGTACTGATATCCTGACAGATATGGAAGATTTTGGGATAACTACAGCCGCATACGATCCGAGTAACGCAAAGTTAATGGCGGAAGAGATTATATCGGAAGGATTTCAAGCTGTTTCGATGGCTCAAAAGGCTTATATGTTTAACGAGCCAATACGCGAGTTCTTGCACTTGCTAAAGATTGGACTGATTAAGCATGATGGTCATCCTGTTTTGTCGTGGATGGCGTGCAATGCAATCATCGTGGCCGATGCAGATGGAAAATGGAGATTCGACAAAGGAAACTCCAATGATAAAATTGACATGATAGTCGCTATTGTTATGGCGTTTCGCGTCTGTCAACTGGCACCTACACGCAGTACGGGGAGCATGTTTTTGATATGATGCAGCCACTACGTTGGTTTTGGGATATGTTTAAGAGTAGCGACGAGTCAGCAATGACTGTCAATAAAGCGTTGACTAGCGCAGCGTTTTTCTACGGAGTTCGCAAGATCAGTAACAACTTTTCGATGCTGCCATGTTCCCTTTACAGAAAACAAAACAGGTCAACGACAGTACAAGTCAACCATCCTTCGCATAAACTTCTGAAGGATAGGCCAAACGCTTACCAGTCACCATTAATCTACAAGCAGCAACACTTAAACCATGCACTGCTTTGGGGAAATGCTAGAGCTTACATACACCGCGTAAATGGAGTTCCTGTCGAGCTAATCCCATTGATGCCAGACAGAACACTTACAGTCATGAGTGAAGGACTAAAACTTCATTTTACAAAACCACATAGAGACGAGCGTTTTGATTTGCTGAACGACATGCGAGAAAATCCAGAGGATACTGTTGTTTTAGAAGACTCCAACGTGTTTCATACGATGGGATTTACTTTAGACGGTTTTACGGGTGTTTCAATTGTCCAGCTAGCCGCAAGCACTTTAGGGATCGACACCGCAAGCGATAACCATTCACTAAAGCAACTTAAAAAAGGCTACGCAGGCGGCTTGATGCTAGAAGCTCCTCCAGGTGCATTCCGAGAAGAGGCTAAAGCAAAAGAGTTTCTAGAGCAGTTTAGGAACGCACACGACGGGGACTCAAACGCAGGTAAAACAGGTTTACTTCGTGAAGGAATAAAAGCGAATGTTCTAGCAATGAGTAACGCGGACGCTCAACTTTTAGAAAATAGAAAATTCACTCGTCAGCAGGTCGCTTTATGGCTAGGCCTAGAAACGATACTCGGAGACGATAACAGCTTTTCTTACAACTCGCTGGAACAAAAGGTTTTGTCTTACTTGATGAACTGCCTTGGCGCGTGGCTTACGCAGTATGAGGAGCAAGCAAACATGAAGCTACTGACGGAATCAGAACGTTCTAGGGGCTTTTACCACAAGTTCAACGACGGTGCTTTGCTTCGTTCCGACAAGTCTGCAACTGCAGAGTTCGTATCAAAGCTAATAACAGCAACCGTTATCAGTCGAAATGAGGCTAGAAGCTACTTCGATATGAATCCGGTGGATGGTGGGGACGAGTACGAAAACCCTAACACTTCTTCACGTGAATCTAGCCAGTCTGACGACAGAGCTGAGGCAGCTATAGAATCACAGCTTCGTCACATGATTCGCGTCGAGTCAAAGCGTGTTTTGCAGCACGCAGACGACAAGAATTTTCTCACGTGGATGGAGAATTGGTATTGTGACTGGGAAAAAACGCTTGGTGACAAAATGGAGGAGCTTGGGCTCGATCGCGACTCATCCCAAACGCATTGCGAAGAATCTAAGAGACTTCTTTTGGAAGCAACGAATTCAAAGCCAGAAGACTTCCGAAAAACGCTAGAAAACTGTGTAGAATCTTGGGAAAACCGTGTTTTTTCTGTAAAAAACAACAAGGAACATGAACAATGCTTGCCGTAAATCAATCGACTGGAGAACTTTTTCTTTATGGTGCTGTTGGTGCATCCTGGTTTGAAGATTCCTTTACTTCGATGGAAGTTATTGAGGCTCTTGCGTCGATTGGAAAAAAACGTGCAATCGTTCGAATAAATTCTCCTGGTGGAGTCGCTGACGAAGGTATCGCAATCTACAACGCACTAAAACGACACAAGCCAGGTGTGGACACGCACGTTGATGCACTGGCCGCAAGTGCTGCAAGCGTTATAGCGTTAGCTGGAGAGACTCGGACGACATCGGCAGGTGGTCGTTGGATGATTCACAGAGCGTTGACGATCGATCTTGGGAATGCAACGCAGCTACGAAAGACTGCCGACACTCTAGAAACTTACGATCGTTCGCTTGTGGAGATTTATTCCGAATACATGCCAACCGAAACGAACGTGATGGCGTTGCTTGATGCGGAAACTTGGTACACAGGACCGGAAGCGGTTGCGGCAGGGCTATCGACTGCGACAGGTGGTGTAACGCAGGCTAAGGCAACGTTGGCTAGCTGGTTCAAGAATCCACCAGCATCTTTGGTTCAAACTGCAGTGCGCAAGGAGAGAGGGCCATACGTTCGAGCCAAATGCTTGACTTAGTAAAACACTTAGCTTAGTATTTGTTGAATTGGGAGAAATCCCGCAAAAATTTAATCGACTCAGTTATCTGATTGCAACTCGTTAGCGGCAGTGGATGGCAGGCGTCGAACGTTACTTTATGTTTCGTTCCACGCTGGCATCACCAGCCGCTATTTTCGTTTGGTATGCCAGCAATTTGCAAAGGCAAACCAGATGAATTTGAAAAAACTGATCGCTGCAAAGCGTGCCGAAATCTCGAACCTTGTTGCAGAAGTCGAAGCAATCGACAACATCACAACTAAGGAAAACCGAGTTGAGACAGCCGAAGAAAAGGCACGTCTAGAAGCAATCACAGCCAAGGGCGGGTTGCTTGACCAGCTTGGCGAAGAAGTTTCCACAATGGAACAGCGTCTAGCAGTTCTAGACCGTGCGACAGCTCGTATGTCTCCAAGACTTGATGAGCATATCGAAAACTCTCACCACGGTTTTAGCGAACCAGAACGAGTTATTCGAGTGCCAGCAAGAGCACGCGGAGGAAACCGTCTGACAGCGTTCAAAGGTGTCAACGCAGAAGCTGACGCTTACGCTTCCGGTCGATTCTTGATGGCAACCATCGGCGGCGATCAGGCTTCACGTCAATGGTGCCGTGAGCATGGTCTAGTCACTAACGCAATGGGCGAGAATAACGACTTGCTCGGCGGTGTTTTGGTTATTCCGCAGTTCGAATCAGCAATCGTCAACCTAAAGGAAACGTTTGGCGTTTTCGGTCAGTACGTTCGAAACGTTCCAATGACTTCGGATCAGTGGATTGGTCCTCGTCGGTTGAGTGGTCTTACCGCTTACGCTGTTACCGAAGCTCAGCAAATCACCGATTCCGATGCCACGATGAATCAGGTCAGCTTGACCGCTAAAAAGTGGGGCACGTTGACACGAATCAGCAGCGAACTAAGCGAAGATGCAATCATCGCAGTAGCCGATTTCTTGGCTAACGAAATTGCATACGCTCACGCAGTCAAGGAAGACCAAGCTGGTTTCCTAGGAGATGGCACGACCACCCACAACGGAATTGTTGGTGTTGCTAATGCGTTGCTTGCTGGTTCAGTTGCGACCGCAGCAGCTTCGCAAAACACAGCAGCCAGCTTGACAATTGCAGTCTTCCAAGACGCCGTTTCTAAGATTCCGCAATTCCCAGGTATCCAGCCACGTTGGTTTGTTCATAGTGCCGTTTACTGGAACGTCATGGCACGCTTACAGCTTGCAGCAGGTGGAAACAATGTTTCCGATCTCGGCAACGGTCCTGTAATGCAGTTCATGGGTTACCCAGTGACTTTTGCACAATGCTTGCCGGCAACAGTCGGAGCCTCAACGAAGTTCGCTTACTTTGGTGACCTGTCTATGGCAGCAACCAAGGGCAATCGTAGAGGAGTGACAATCGCAGCGGACTCTTCTAGATACTTCGAATTCGATCAAACTGCTATTAGATCGACTTTGCGATACGACATAGCTGTACACGAACGTGGAACGGCTTCCGTCGCTGGTCCAATGGTGTCGCTCGTTTCTGCTTCCTAATTGGTAGCGGTTCAATTCTTTTGAAAAACAAAAAATAGGAAACAAAACATGAATTTGATGCAACAGGCTAAATACGTCAGGGCGATCAGCCCTGCGGCAATTATAAACAACGCAAGTGCTGCGCAAGTCGTGATTGACGCAAGAGACTTCGATTACTGCACGATTGTCGTGCAGCTCGGAGCAACTGACATTGCTTTGACAGCACTGAAGGTCGAGTCTTCAACGACAAGCGGTGGTGTTTACGCAGATATCACTGGAGCGACTTTTGCCGGTGGAACTTCACCAGACGGAACTACGCTTGCTTTGCCATCTGCGACTGATGACAGCCAGACATGCGTTTTTCAAATCGACATGCGAGGGAAGAATCCGTTTCTTCGAGTGGTTGCGACGTTCGGTAGCGGTTCGACAGGTGGATTCATTGCTGCGGTTGCAATCTTGACGAAAGCACACCTCTCTCCAGCAACATCCGCAACGATGGCGGATGGCGACGTTTGCCGAGTCCTCTAATGGATTTGGTTTTACTGCAAATGTGGAATGGCCTGCCAGTCGGTTTTCGGCTGGTAGGCGTCCAGGCAGGGCAAGCGGAAATCATGATTCAACGCGGAATCGCGTCAGAATCAACTGATGATCGAGAACAGAAACAGCGTCACAAACCGCGAAAGCAAAAGTGAACAACTACCGTCCTACCTTGCTGACTGGTCCAACGATAGAGCCAGTACTTTTAGATCAAGTGAAAGAATGCGTGGAAATCGCACTTGGCGATCCGTCGCACGATTCTCATTTACTTGATCTAATCTCGCAAGCTAGGCAAGAAGTTGAGAGCGATTGTGACATTGCTATTTGTCCCCAAACTTGGGAGCTAAAAACCGATGCGATGATAGACGGCTTGCAGCTTCACAAGTCACCAGTTCAGTCGATAACATCGATCGAGTATTACGACACCAACGGATTGCTGACAACTCTTCCAACTACGATTTACGGTTTGGATGTTGCGAACAGGAAAATACAACTTAAATACAATGAGCTTTGGCCTGTCGCCCAGGCACGTTGGGACGCTTGGCGGATAGTTTACGTTTGCGGATACAGCAACGTTCCTGCAATTGTGCAAAAAGCTGTTTTGCTCTTGGTGGAAAATTACTTTCTGGCTCGCGACCCTCACAAAGAGTCTGAATTTCGTTCCTACGGTCGTTTGATTAGTAAACTGCAACGGAGTACATATCCGTGAGCAACGCAGCGAACAAACGGCACAGAATAGACTTCGAAACACCCGTAGAGACGCAGGACGCAACAGGAGAATCTCGAATCGAATGGACTAACTTTCGGTGCGGTGAGCCTGCGGAGTTTACGTCGTTGAGTGGTATTGAAACGATTCGCGGAAGACAGCTTGAAGCACAGACGAAAGCGATATTCAAAGTCAACAGCCGGGAAGGCTACACAACCAAGATGCGAATCCTATTCGAAGGACGTATTTACGGAATTACCCACATCAACCCAATTGGTGTTATGCGGCGCGAACTAGAAATACTGGTGACCACAACAGCATGACACTAGAAATACAAATCAATTTTGACGAAGCACAGATTCAGAAGCTTTTGAAAATTCCTCTATTGATGAGGATTGGACCAGCGGAAAGAGTCTTGAAGGCAATGGCAAAGCCTGTCATAGAGCGAGCCAAGTCTATTGCACCAAGCTCTAGACGAAGCGGAACGAGAAAAAAGTGGAGCAAAAAATACAAAGACAACGCTGCTTACCAAGAGGACTCAGGCAAGTACATCGGCATGAAGTTCATCAAAACCGAACGCGGTGGATTGATGATCGTCGGAGGTAAGTATCCACGAGCCAACAAACAGAACTACGAAGCAGGCGACAAGCGAAAGATCGTCTACTGGGGAAAGAAAACCAGCAAGATAAAGCGAATCAATCCGAGTGAACGCTTCATGCAGAAAGCTTTCGACGAGACTAGAACACAACAAATCACAGCAGGCAACGAACAGCTTGCGAAAGAAATAAAGGAACTTGGCAATGGCTAAGAATTTACGAATCGGCAACGTCACGATCGCAACCAGCGGAACAGTATCGACAACGCTTTCGTTGGAAAACAATCGCATACCTGTAGCAATCGTTACGCCAGCGGCACTAACTGGAACGGCAATCACGTTCAACGTGTCCGACAACGGTTCCACATTCACTCCATTGTACTACGAATCGACGCTTTACTCGCTTACAACTTCGACAAGCAGACACCATGCATTGAATCGAATTGCGTTTGAGGGTGTCAAGTTTTTGCAGGTCGTTAGCGGGTCAGCAGAAGCAGCAAGCAGAACAATTAAGGTAATTAGCGGCGAATAATGGCAAGCGACGTTGGTAAGGCACTACGAACGAGATTGCTTCAAGATGCAACCCTGACAGGGCTTATTGGGACACGCTTTTATCCTGACGTTATCCCACAAGGTGCTGCATTGCCTGCCGTCAGCTACTACAAGATTTCGACGCTACGCGAACACACGCTACTTGACTGCATGAGGCTTGCACACTCTCGAATCCAAGTTGATTGCTATGCGGAAAAAGCAAACGGTGGCAGAGATAAAGCGAACGATATAGCACATGCTATCCGCAACTCTGGCATCTGTGCTTTTCGAGGGACTGTTGACGGAATTGCAATCCAAGCTGTCGAGATCGACAGCGGAGACTACTACGACAACGATCCTCCAACGGATGGCAATCAGCAGCATCGTTACATTACTTCTTTCGATTTCATGGTTCACTATTTGGAGGCCGCATAATGCCAGCTTTAACATCACCAGCAGTAGGAAACGGAACCACGGTTTCCGGTTTGGGCCAAACGACTTTCGTCAAGAAAGTCACCGGAGCCAAAGAGAAGATTGGGACGTTTGACACGACCGATCTTTCCACTACTGCGTACAAGACTCTTGAAAAGCAAGACCTGGCCGATAACCCAGTGGTGACAGTCGAATGTTATCACATTGGGCAGGCTATTTCTTTAGGATCTGTTGGTACGTTCACTATCACCTATCCTGCGGCTGGTTCGTTTTCTGGAACTGCGATCGTAACAGCGGTCAACTATCCAGACGCGGAAAGCGGCACTGCAATGATGTGCAGCTACGAAATTACTTTCGACGGCATGACAGGACCAGCGTTTACTGCTGCATAATCGAATGAAAGTTGAACTACAGCAGCATAGCGGTATTCGATACGACGGCGAGACTGTCGTATTCGATCAATGGCAAGTCTTTGCGACAGGTGCTAACGGTAACCGGGTTCTTGTCGGTTATTTATCGCACGACGAAGAGATTCCATTGATGCTGGTAACGAATCAACCAGTCAATATAGTTCGCGAGCTTGTAACCAAGTGCGAAGCGATCACCAAGCGAACTGTTTTGCCTCCAATGGAAATTGTAGAGCCTCCAGAGATCGACAATTCCGCAGGTGAAGACGACTACACAGACGACGAAGAGGACGACCAGGATAATGATTAGCCGCGATAAGTTTTTAGCACTCAAAGCGAAGCGATACTTGGACGTAAAGGTACTTGGAGAAGAGTACCGAATCCAAAGCATGAGCGAAGCGGAAAAGGCAGACTACGAAATCAAGTTGCAAGACAAAAAAGCAGGCATGAGTTTCAAGAAAGCTCGTGCTTTGTTCCTTTGTCGTGTGCTTGTCGATTCGACAGGTGACAGACTGCTACTTGATTCCGATTGCGATGCAGTCATGTCAATGGATGGAAAGATTACATCAGCATTGTACGGCGTTGCTCAGGATCATTGCGGATACGACGAAGGAGACATTGAGGAGCTTGTAAAAAACTCCGAACCGGCAGCAGGCTAAGGCTTGCTGCCAGACTTTGCTTTGCTTGGGGTATTGCAGACGTTCAGGCATGGCTGGAGACAGTGCCAAGTCATGTTTTGGACTTCTGGATGGCTTTCGATGCAGTTGAGCCAATTGGAGAAGCGTGGAAGCAATCAGCGCAAACACAATGCTTACTGGAAAGACAAATCGAACTAGAGGCAATGAAGGTTGGAGCGAAGTTTGAGCCGAGCACGTTTGAACGACACATGCCAGCTAGATACTTTCCAGAACCGCAACGTCAAAAGACGAAGCGGACGAAGAAGACGACGAAAACAGAGTTTGAATCACTCGGAGCCACTTTGGGGCTAGGAGCAGTAGTCAGAGCAAATGGCAACAACAATAAATCTGGCTAACATCGCACTCGGTTTCGATGCGTCGAAGATTACTCGCGGAGTCGATCTTTCTGCCGGTGAACTTAGAAAACTTGGTCGGATAGTACAAGACTCAGTTACGCCTATCGATCGATACAACCGAGACATTGCGATATTGGAGCGTGCACATAACGCAGGTGCATTGTCCGCGAAAAGGCATGCGGAAGCCTTAGAACATCTAAACCAAAAGTACAAGCAAACACCACAGCAAAAAACCAATCCGATGGTTGCTGATTTAAAGAGCACTCTTGCACAATACGCAGGTCTTGCGGTTGCGTTCCGTGGCATCCAGACGAGCATGTCGTTAGCGGCTACTGCAGAAAGCAACAAGATATCGCTAGAAGTACTGACAGGCTCAGCCGAAAAAGCAAGATTTCTTTTCGAAGGATTCATCGCTTTAGATCGATCTTCTCCGCTAAGTCGGCAAGACTTTTCCAAAGCAGCACAAACTTTAGTAGGCTACGGACTGGCCGCAGAACAAACCATGCCAGCACTGCGAGCACTGAGCGAAGTTTCTATTGGTAATGCCGATCGATTTCAATCGCTTGCGTTGGCGTTCGGGCAGGTGCAAGCTAACGGAAGGCTGATGGGGCAAGAAGTCTTGCAGATGGTGAACGCAGGCTTTAATCCGCTGCAGGAAATCAGCCGAACGACTGGTACCAGTATGCTTGAATTGAAAAAGCAAATGGAGAACGGCGCGATATCGTCAGAGATGGTTTCCGATGCTTTTAAGTCTGCCACCTCCGAAGGTGGTCGATTCTTTGAAATGAATGAGCGGCTGAAGAATAGTGCAGCCGGGCAATATGCCAAGATGAAGTCAGATGTGGAGTTGCTAGCAACTGAGATTGGAACAAACCTCCTGCCAGCGGCTAAATCATTGATGGAGATCATGAACGCTGGAGCGAATAGCAAAGGGCAAGGTGGTTTACTTGCAGGTATTGCGACTAACTTTTCCGCTGGAATCGAAGGCATGGTAGCAATTGCTTTAGATGCGATTACTAACCTTGACGAAAATTCTGTTGGAACAAAGTTCGACGACTTTTTGGCTAGGTTAGGAAAGCAGGAAGGCGACAGGCAAATGGAAGCTCTGAAGCACGTTCTAACACCAGCCGAGCAGTTGATTCGTGAAAAGAACATGGCAGCCAAAGCTGACACGGAACGGAAGGAACTACAGCGAATAGCGAACGAAGAAAAAGCCAAACAAAGTGCTTTGGATCTGTACACGAAAGAGCAGCAAGAGCTTCAACGAAAGCTAGATATCTTGCAACTCGGTACTGCTGAAGTCGAGTACCAAGAGAACTTGAAAAAAGGACTTAGTGAAAAACAAGCTAGCGAGCTGCGAGACTTGCAAGAAAAGCTTGAACTTGAAAAGAGCATCACCGAGGATACGGAAAAACGCAAGAAGATGGATTCGCAAACGAAGGATCGTATTCAAAAAGCAGAAAAAGACTTTGACAAACTGAAGTCCGACTTAAAGAACGACAATCCAAACAACATCGCCGCAGCGGTTGCTCCAGCGTTACGAGCTGGCAGCGTTGAGGCGTATCGGTTCCTAATGAACCAACGCAACGAAGCCGCAGAGATTGCACAAGAGCAAGCAGAGATCGCACGCGAGCAGCTAGTTGTTCAACAACAGCAACTAGAAGCCTTTCAAAGCTCGCAGATGATCGGAATAGCAGGGAGGACAGCTTAATGCCAAGCGAAATTGTAAACAGCCAGGAAAGACGCGAAGGTTCTGGAGCGATCGCGATCAGCAGCAATAAACTTGTATTCCGAAGCACTTGGAACTTTCTCGTACTGGCAAGTTCAACCAGTGTCGGACGCGAAGAAATACTGCTTGGTACTCCAGGCCTTCCGGTCGTTGGTTTAGTTTACGGATTTACCCAACAACGCTGCACATCCAAAGATGCAAAGCGTAAGAAAGAGAATCCACTTTACTGGGACGTTACGTGTCAATTCGAATCAGGAACAGAAGAGCAAAAACCGCCGACAGGTGGTGATCCTGATTTTCCAGATCCAGATCCAACGACTTGGATTCCGGTTTTCGTTGTCGATTCGTTTGAGACCAAGCAAGTCGTCATCCAAGAAGACTTCAGCGACCCACCGAAGAAGATAGTCAACTTTGCGAAGCAACCATTCCAAGAGCCGATACTAACCACCAAAACGCTATGTTCTTTTTCGTTCACCCAGTTCGAAGATCCTGCACAAGACATCAACGACATTATGGACAGGAACGACAAGCTAAACGATGGAGAGTTTGCAGGCCGAGACGCGAGAACTCTGAAGCTAAACGTAACAAGTGCCGGATTAGGTTATTACGGTGGATACGCAGCTTGGCGAGTTGCTTATCGTTGTTCCTACGATCCAGACACATGGGACGTGGAGCTTCTAGAGGTTGGAAGTCAGTTTGTCGATACGGCAGACGGAAATAAACTAAAGCCATATTTGGACGATATTCGAAGCCATCGCATGGTTGGCAAGCTAGACACGAACGGAAACAAACTGGCTAGCAATGCAAACCCGCTCACCTCAAAGTTTGTGCCTTATCCACAAATAGATTTCAGCTTTATCAGGTTACCTTCGTAATGGCAAGCAAAGACGAAGAGCTAGTTCTGTTCACTCGTGCGGACAGTGACGAGATACTGAAGTTCGTTTTTAACGAGCCGTCCGGAGCGCCGCATCCTGCCATGCGTTCGTATGGTGATGCGGAAGTCGTCTTGGCTTACACGACAGCAGGAGCAACAGCCAGGTCGGGGACCACTCTAGGAACCGGTACGGCGACATCAAGATGGTTAAGCGAATCTGGAGCTAATAGAGTTATAAACACAACTTCGGATTCTATTTCATACTTTAACTTGTCTTCAACTGCAGTTGGTCCTAGCAAATACATCCTTCTAGCTCGTCTTGGTGCGGATTATATCTGCATCTGGGAAGAGTGCTAATGAAGATAAGAAACTCTCCTGGTTGTTGTGGTTGTGATAATGATGAGTGCATCGAACCTCCGGAAATGCAAATAACAGGCTTGACGGAAGCTTCTGGATGGCATCCTGGAGCACCGGATTGGTATCTCGCAAACCCTTCGTTTTGTTGCTGGGAAAAAAGATTCACGTATGATTCGTGGCCTATACTTCCGACTAGGTTTACAAGTCCGGTAATACAGGAATTTAATCTTGAGTTTAAGGGAAGGCGAACGTCTTTCGCGACTATTGGAACCATCTCAGGAAGCTACTGTATAGACCAAGAGGAGATCGATGTCGCCTATATTGAAAGATGGAGAATCTATGAGGATGCATGGAGGAAATATGCCTACGTAGCTCCGGCGGCTAATCAAGTTATCGTTAAAGCCTTCTTGATTACAATTATGGAAATGGGCGTTCCTGTTCTGTATTGGGCTTTTGGAATTACTGAAGAATTTACCGCAACCTACGGATACGATCGCAAGTTTCGAAACTACGTTGACAACATTCAAGTTGCAATCGAATGCGTTAATTGGCTTGGTGGAGACGACCCAACCTATGCCAGCAGACCAACCAGCTCTTGGGTAGAGCAAACACCCGTAAGCTCTAGTTACGTGGATGCATCAGTAACTTTTGGGCTGGTTAAAGTAGATGACTTGGAAGCATTACCTCCAGGCGACTGGCTGGAGCAAGGTGTGTCAACGACAGACGAAAATACACCTAGCGTTGCTGGGTGTGTACCTGGAGTCCAAGATCCGTTTTTGATTTCTTACGGCCTAGATCCTCCACCGCTATGCAGTCAAATAGAAGTGGATTCAGACACTTGCGGGGAAGAAATAATAACAACGGGGGCAGTTTTATTTGACGCTTTGTTCTTGTCTGGGAAAGTCACAAACAATTCATTGCGACTCAATTCGGGATGCTGCATCGATCCATCGACTGTTTGTGAATACAACGAAAGCACTCAGTTTTGGGTCTGGAGACAACGGGCTGAGGTCATAACGTCCACATGCTTAAGAGAATATAACCCGGTAGATTTGATAATCCATTCAACCTACACCGTCCGATTTCGATTGCCGTGATACTTCGAACTGCTGCATACCTTAGAACCGACGAGCCTGTTTCGCAATCAGTTAGTCAGGTTCCAACCAATGCCCATTCACCAGCGATGATACTAAGGCAACAAGCCCATTGGAGGAAACTTCATACAGAAACTTTCGACACTGAGAAGTTTAACAAATGGATAGAGAGGATACCAGGCTGTTCGCCATGCAGAGCTAACTTCCGCAAAATCCTTGAATACAGTCCGCCGCGCTTTGATGACTGGTTCAAATGGACATGGGAGGTGCATAACGAAGTCAATTCGAAGATAGGAAAGTCTATAGTCGCATGGGAGGAAGCGTGTAATCGGTGGAATTGGAACGGTACTTTTCCAGGACCAGTCAACCGAAAACGACATCGCAAAATCGTAACCGCCATCGGACCGAACCGAATCGACCGTCAACGACATTGCATATCGAGTTGGATCGATGCAGGATTTGAAGTGATTGCGATGCAGACAGCCAGAGAACTGCCGTTGTTTCAACCGTTGTTCTCTGACTTGAAAATCGAATGGGTAGAATCGAACGACGTTGAAAGCTTTTACAATTTTCCAACGCAGAAGATCCGCAATCTAGCTAACGTCCCAGAAACAATGCTCCTGAACTCCGATTGCGAAATGAGTGGTGACTATCAACTAGACGAAACGGATTCAATCTCCGAGTTCTTTATCCGTTGGAACTATACCAGTGGTGTCTACAGAGCTCGCGAGTTTGAATGGGGTCTGGATGGAATGCACCTCACGGACGAAGCTAAGAAAGTTATCCCGCAGGACTTCCCGTTTTGCATCGGACAAGCCATGTGGGACTACGCTGTGCCGTGGCTATTGATGCATCACGATATCCCCTTCCGTATCAATCATGGGCAATGGTTACTGCACGAAGACCACCAACAAAACTGGAAAGATGAGTATTGGTGGAAGGGCTCTCACTGGATGCAGGACCGATACGGAGTAAACCCAATGTGGTTCCGAGAAACTTTCCGAAAAGACATCGAACCGAATTGGAAATATGACCGCAATACAGGACGCTGGAACCAACAAAAGGAATGAAAAATGACCCCACCGAAAACAGCAGCTAGAATTCCAAAAATCTTTTCCTAAAGCTGTTGACTACCGTAGTCCGATACGGTATAGTAACTACATCAGACGACGATTGATCGGTTGGCCGCCTCGACGGTTTCGAGCTTTGGGAGATGATGGAAATGGCGCAAGAAATTCGAAAACCAGCAAACTGGGAAAACAGCACATTCGAAGACTTGTTCACGATTGAAGCTGGACAAGCTTATATTGCCGAGCAATTCGGTGGAAGCGTTGACTCTGTTAAGAATTTTAGATCAAACAGAGAACGTTCTGACGCTTGCAGTTACGAACTATTTGAAGATGGGTCTTTGTGGTTTCACAATAACGCTCAAGACGAAATTTGGGCCGATGTTTCCGACTTCGTTCGTGAGCTGCAATTCACTGGAGTGTACTGGGAAGATACTCGTGATCGCGATGGTTTTCTAGTCGATGCAATGGATCGCAATTTGTTGGTTCACCTGTGGGGTGAAGATGACGCTCGCGAGTTTTTTGAATCCGCTGGCGGGATTGTGTCAGAAGTGGACGTAAACTAATGCCAGACTCCAACGATTGGATACGCGACTCGGTAGCCAACGCAGCCGAGTCCCAAGGGCTTACCGCTTACGCAATCGCCAAGCTACTTAACGGATCTCCAACAGAAGAAACGGTCAAGCGGTATATTGCCAAGCGTTGCCATCTTGGCACGCAGCATGTGTCGAAGATCTGCGATGTGCTTGGGTTGGATTTGCGGGCGAGGAAGAGGAAGTAACTCACTTAGGTTTCTTCCTCCACTCATCCACCAAGCTGCACGTTGAAACCTCGCCAGTAAGACGAGGATCGAGGTAGCGTTTCGTCGTCGCACTCGATGCATGATCCATTGCTGCGGTTGCGTCTCCACCTTGATTCTTCACTGCACTTGCCACCGTTCTCCTCAGCCGGTGGAACTTCGACTTTGAATCGCTTGGCAGATTTGCACGCTTCAGAATTTGCGTGTACCGATAGTAAATGTGCGTCTCTGATCTGTCCCACGGAAACAGCTCGTTATAGCGATGGGATAGCGTAAGCGACGACAGCAACACCAACGTCTCGCTTGAAAGTTCGAAAAGCTTATCTCTCGTCTTTCCTTTCCGATGGCACGCTGGAACTAGCAGATAACTACCGTGGATATTGTGCCGAGTGCATCGCATAATCGCACCGATTCTTTCGCCACAGTCGAGCAAGACACTCAACAGCGATTGCCACCATAGGCTTGCTGGTGCGCCTGATACTGTGCCGTCTTCTTTCGCTACGCTTGCGAACAGTCTGTCAAGTTCATCTGGTAGCCATGCCATCGGAACGTGCTCAGGTTCTGGATAGAGCTGGACGTTCGGCCAGGTATTGCACAGCCTGTTTCGGTTCGCAAAACGCCAGATAGCACCGAGCTGCCAGAGGTCTTTATTCGCCGATGCTGTAGATAAACCAGAGTCAACGATCCGACTCATGTGCAGCTCGACGTTATCGTCGTTGAGATCATCGGTAGTTGCTTTCCTACCTAACGTTTTTTCAAACGCGGCGATCGAGTGGCGGTAGAGTCGTATCGTGTTGGGTGATCTCATCCGCAGACGTTTGCGGCAGTAGAGTGCGAATAGGTCGTCAAGTAGCATTTCTGGAGTGTTCCTTTCGTGTTCGGAACGTAGCTCTCATTTTCGGGCTTCCTGAAAAAACCTCCGTATTTGCTCCTGTAGTCTGATCCTAATTTTCCGGTTGTAGCGGTCGTAACGATTATTCTGACAAGTTGGAATCCTGTCTCCTCCGTTCTAGCTTGCGTCTAAATCTCTGCGATTTACCAAGCTAGGCAAAAGAAGAAACATTCGGGGTAGGGCTTCCGCTAGTTAGTCCGTTGCAAGCCCCGAGTGTTTCTCCTTGATTTAGTTTACGCACTAAAGCATAATTGGAGCATGATCGCAATGATAGACAAAAACTGGGTTACGGTAAAAGAGGCTGCGGAAATCATCGGATGTTCCAACGGTCATATTCGGCATTTGATTGATGACGACAAACTGGTCGCCAAAAAGTTCGGGAACTGCTGGGCTATCGAACGCAAAACAGCGGAGAAAGTCGCAAGAACTCCAGCGAAAACAGGGCGTCCAAGAAAAGTGCAAAAAAACTAGGTAACCCCTATTGCGTGTTTACGCACTAACGCGTAAAGTATTCGGCAGTGATACAGAAAGCCTTGCAACTGACTGTATCGCGATGAACAAACTAGCGACTTCTTGGATCTGCTGATCCACCAAGTCGTATTCAACGACTTTAGAGTGCCTGCCTTGATTGGCAACGGACGCACGGAAAACGGAATCCACATGGCTATTGTTATCGATGCTGAGTTTAAAGCATTGATTCCTCCTTTGTCTTTAGAGGAGAGGAGTCAGCTTGAATCGAACATCATCAAGGACGGTTGTCGAGATGCTTTGGTTGTCTGGAAGAACATCCTAATTGACGGCCACAATCGACACGAGATTTGTACCCGAAACGACATTGGATTTGAAACGATCGAGTTGTACTTTCAGACTCGTGACGACGTGAAAATCTGGATCATCGAAAATCAATTTGGTCGTCGTAATCTTCAACCGTACACGAAGACGAACCTAGCATTGCAGCTTGAACCGTTGATTGCTGCAAAGGCAAAAGCAAATCAAGTAGCTAGCGGTAAGGAGTACGGAAAGGGTTGTCAGATATCTGACAAACCTATTGTATCGATCGACACAAAAAAGGAGATAGCGAAAGTCGCAGACGTATCGCATGATACTGTCGCAAAGGTCAAGGTAATCAACAAGGCTAAGGAAGAAGGCAAGGTATCTCCCGAGACGATTGCAAAGTTGCACAGCGGCGCGGTTTCGATCAATAGAGTAGCCAGAGACATCAAAGAAAACCAGTCTGCTGAAAAAAGGCAGACGCAACGCAAGGAAGCAGTTGCCAAAGCTGAACCGCAGTTCTTTGACAATGTGCATATTGGTGACTTCCGAAAGCTATCGAACAAAGTAGAGGATGGTTCTCTATCGCTGATCTTTACCGATCCTCCTTACGATCGAAAGGCTATCGAGTTGTTTGACGGCCTTGGAGAGTTCGCTGCTGACAAGCTAGCTGAAGGCGGTTCATTGATGGCTTATGTTGGGCACATCCAAATACCAGAGGCCATAGACGCGCTGTCGAGTCATCTTCGCTATTGGTGGGTGTGCTGCTGCGTACATTCTGGCGGCGAGTCTCTGATGAAAGAGTACGGTATTCGAGTCGGCTGGAAAGCAATGCTTTGGTTTGTCAAAGGCACAAGGCACGACAAGCAGCGAATAGTCCACGACGTTGTATCAGGTGGCAGAGAGAAAAGCCACCACGATTGGCAGCAATCGCAATCTGAGGCTGAGTATTGGATTGAGAATCTATGCGAGCCAGACGGGGTAGTTTGCGATCCATTCCTTGGAGGTGGAACAACTGCTGCTGCTGCAATAGCGAAAAAAAGAAAGTGGGTTGGATTTGAGATTGACCACGATCAAGCTGTTCTGGCTATGACGAGGTGCAAGTCATGACAACTAGACAGTTCAACACTCAATATCAATGCTCCAATTGCGGATGCATGACATCGGCAGAAACTTCCTTCGGTCGATGGATTCGAGATAATAAGCACTTAGATTCTGCGAACGGGATTATTGTCTACGACATCGACTATATCGTTCATAGGTACAAAAGCTACTACGGCAGACATAAGCAGTTGATGATGTTTGTTGAGGTAAAGACACGCAATTCAGATATGACTGACGAACAGCGAGACAGCCTTTACATGGCATCGCAGGTCACTCAAAACAGAACTATCAACAGTGCGTTGATGGACAATCGAGACAAGTGGAACGCAAACGACTTTCATGCATATTCAAAGGGTGAGACGAAAGTCTATTCGTTGTACGCAAAGCGAATAGTGACGTTGCTTCACTTTGGTTTTTTTAAGTTGCGGTTTAGTGGTTTAGGTCCGATCGATTCGGAGTTTATTGCGTGGAACGATAAGCCGATCGACGCAGAAATGCTTACTAAAATCTTATCCTTCGATGTCGATCCAGTGAGGTTTGAAAGTATCAGCGAGCTGTATCGTGATCATCACAAAACACGACAGCAACCACTATTTGAAAATAACGGTCTTTAACTGAAAGGTAATTGAATCATGAGTTTTACAGTCGAATGCGAAGTCGAGTTTAGCGAAGCACAAAAGAGGTTTCGAGAGGCTGCGGTTTCCAAACAAAACACCACCACGAACGTAACTGTGGAGGGCTTACGTCTCTCGGTCGAGATAGTATCGCTGATGAATCGATACGGCTACAAGCTTGGGGATAGTGATTTGTTGGAAGTGGCGAAGCTGTGCAGCAAGGTTGCGAAGTAGAGGTTTAATATGAGTAAAGTAGCTGACGAACGTTGTAAGATAATAGATAACTTAGAGTCAATTTTTGTGTATTTGCGATGTGCAAACATTGGCACAAAATCTATGGAAGGTGCTATTCCTATCGACTGTTTAGCCACCTCTGATTCAACCAAAGATATAGGTGGATGCAACTTTAATCCTATTAAGAGCGGGTTAACGCAAGACTGGGGAATTAAATCTGTTTACATTGCAAATGAAGAACTGAACCTAATGACAGCCTGTCATCTTGAATGGAGTATTGTTTGGAGTCAATTAGAAAGACATCGCAAAAAGCTGAAAGTTTTAGGTCAGCGACTTGATCACTACGCGACTGATTACGATTGCTTTTCAGAGCTTTACTTTTCTAAAATCGATAAGTATGGAAAGTTTTATAAGTTTCCTTTAGATGAAAACAAGTATTACAGTAATGGAGTAAAGGTATCTCGGTTGTTCAATCCACGGATTGCATACGGCTACAAAGGTTCAAAGTGGTTTTCCTTGGAAGTGGATAGCGAAGTGGCGGCTGAGGAAGGGATGCTGCATAGAGCAAACGAGCTTTTAGTTGGTCTTGCTGCCGGAATACGAGCACATTGGATTGCGAAGGTACGCATACAAGAGGACGTTCCTAGTCTTTCGTTATTGACCGATCCGACAGGTGTGAAAGAGTTATGGAAGATGCGAGACGTGCCTGCCGGAAAGAAACGAAGAGAGGCTTTATTGAATTGGGTGTGCGACCACTGGAGGCAAGATCGATCCGATCCAGAAGCGGAAGTCTATGTTCGCAAACACATGCGAGGGCAAGATTTATTCTCTCATGGATCTATGAACGTTTCTATTGTTCCGAGTGAGGTTGCTACTGTTGAGGAAGCGTTAGCAAAGGCTGAGAGGCAAGTAATGCGCAAAACATTACCACGTAAAGACAGGCGAAAACGATCACTTGTAAATGCTTGATATTTGAATCGGCTGGAAGGTCAGTCGTAGCGGAAACAAGGTGATTCACCCTCCTTAAAAACGCTGCGTTAAGTTGGTTCGATCCCAACTCGATTCATTGGTTAATGTTTTATGGAATCTTTAGGCATGGAGTGTTTTATGTTGGTACTTAGCAGGAAGAAAACGGAATCAGTTCGCATTGGAAGCGACATCGTTATCACGATCATTGAAATACGCGGGGACAAGGTACGTCTTGGGTTTAACGCACCGAAGGACGTTTCTATTCATCGTCAAGAAGTGTACGACATCATCATGCAACAAAGCGAGGAGAAAATCGCATCATGACTGCAATTCAAATGGCTACTCAATCATACATCCGCTGGATGGTGCGAAGCGACTTGTCCTCAGTAGTCGCAATCGAAAAAGACGTATTCGACTTCCCGTGGAGTCAACAAGAGTTCTTGATCGCACTGCGTCAACGAAACTGTATCGGCATGGTCGCAGAACGAAACGAAGAAGTCGTTGGGTACATGGTCTACGAACTACACAAGACACGCATCGAGTTGCTTAACTTTGCAGTCCGTTCTAGGTCGCAACGTCTTGGTATTGGTTCTGCAATGATCGAAAAGCTGAAGTCGAAACTAGCTTACGAACGACGGAACAAGATATCGCTGGAGCTGCGAGAAAGGAACTTGGATGGTCAGCTATTTTTTCGCCAAGCTGGTTTTTTATGTACGTCAATTTTGCACGGTTGGTATGCAGTCGAAGAAGAGTCCGTTGCGTATCGAATGCAGTTCAGTACAGGAGAGTTTCGAAATGGCTAACTTGTACGTTCAAGTAAAGATCACTTGGTTTTTTCAAACTTCTCCAGCCAACTATTTGTTTTACGCTGACCCGAACAGCGATGCTTTTACGGATGGCAGGTTCAGCGATTCGCGAACGCATTATGCGGTTGTGGAGATCGTCGGCAATGAAGCTTTGACGTTGGCACAATTGAAGGCTGATCTGTCGGAAAAGTTTCGGCATCAACCAGCGGTGTGGGAGGTGAAGCCGATTCGCAAGTATGAGTACCTGGAGGGGATCAAGAGACTGAAGGGAGAGGAGTGCAGGGCATGAGTAAGAAAGCAGACAAGTACTCAGCACAGCGCGAATGCCGATTACTGAAAGCGGCAGGCTTATCCGACGAAGAACTGCTAGCACGCGGTTTCGATCGCAACACAATTCAGCGTTCGATTCTGTCAACGGGAGGCAGGCGTGGTGCGATACAACCGAAGGGCAAATGCAGCGTTTGCAATTACAAGTATTACCACTTGAAAGACGGAGAAGTTTGTGCAGCCTGCAAGCTCAGAGCAAAGATCAAGCGTGAAGGCAGGCAAGAACCTGAAGTTTACGAGCCAATTAAGAAAGGAAGACCTCCGGTTGCGAAGCCGTTGAACATGGATCATCCAGATATTATTAGGAGCAAGGATTGAAATGCCAATGAACAGACAAGCAAGCCTGCGATTATTAGGAGTGCAAGGGCATCAACCCACATTCGTTAGCGTTGACTTAGAAATCATACGCGAGGCAATAGTTGCTTGCGATACAGCTATTGAGAACACCAATAGGTGTTTGCAATTATTGAGATCACAAAATTCCTATCGAAACAAACGAGAGAAATTTGTTACGGATTCATACGAGAAGGACTTGATTAGGCTTTCTTCCGTAAGGAAGAAATTAAGGACATTACTTGGGTGTCCTGAAGTATGCACACTGTAAGACTCAACACTAGGAAAAAACAAATGAACAGACAAGCACGATTAGAGGGATCTAAAGAATGGACGGACTACGGCAATTCCTCATTTTTTCAAGCCATCCGAAACGAAGCAATTCGAACCTCCGAGAAGCATGGAATCGGAAAATGGGTCATTGAAGTACGTTGCGAAACAGAGCCTGAAGTGATCGATACGTTTGAAGTTCAAACGTCGATTCACGCTGAAATTTTTAATCCACGAAAGGGTGACGTATGAGTCAGTTGAAACAGATCGTCGAAGCGATCGAGAAGAAAATGCGATTTCTAGACCGACAGTCTAGAAAGTGCAGTAAGGAGAGGGACCACCAATGGTCTGCGCATTACATGGCAAGAGTCATGGGTTTATTGGATGCAAGAAATATTGTTTTGGAAGAAATCAAGAAAGGTGATGTATGAGTTTAATAGTCCCAGAGAATTTAGATTTATCCAAGCTGGAAGTTGCCAGCGTTGATTTAAGTCAACAGTATTGGACACCGGAAAAGGTAGGTGAGAAACGACGTATGTTTTTCAGTTGCGTTCAGGAAAGGATCGTTCTGGATCAGAAGACAGGGGAAGACATTTTGTTGCCGTGTGCGGTGTTTGTTGAGCCTGTTGATGGTGAGGTTCGAACGGTAGTGAATGGTTCGAAGCGGCTGGTGGCGGTGTTTGAAAACAACGAAATCGCACCAAATACTCCTGTGCAGATCACGTACAAGGGGAAGAAGAAGAATCGGACGAATGGGAATATGTCGGACGATTGGTCGGTGGTGACTTTGAAATAAGGAGGTGATTGGAATGCTTGATTTAGAACTAATGGAAGAAGACGTTGCGATCGTCGATCGTGACGAAGCTGCAAGAGAAGCGTGGCTACAGAAACGTGCTGGACGGATTACCTGCAGTCGCTTCGGTGATTTGATCGGAGAAGGGAAAGCAAAAGACGCTTTGTTCACCCAGACGGGTTATAGCTATTTGCAATTGCTTGTCGCGGAACGGTTAGGTTCTTGGTACTCATTTTCCAACAGTGCGACTCAGTGGGGAACGAATAACGAACCGATTGCAATTGACGAATATCGACAACTTACTGGTAACGAAGTCAATTCAACACCGTTCAATTTCTTCGAATACAACGCTTTTATCGGTGGTACTCCAGACGGATTGGTAGGTACTGACGGGACCGTTGAAGTCAAGTGTCCATTTAATCCGAGTGTGCATGTCGGTACTTTGCTGACGAAGACAGTACCGAAGGAGTACGAGTGGCAAGTCTACGGCCACATGCTGGTTACCGATCGATCGTGGTGCGACTTTATCAGCTTCGATCCACGGATTGAAGGAAAGCAAAAAATAGCAATCGTTAGGGTAGAACGAGACGATGCAAAGATTGCTTTTTTGAAGTCACGGTTAGAGTTAGCGGTGAAGGTTATGGGTGAGATGATGGAGAGGTTGATTTAAGTGCGAGGAAAAGACATGGAACAAATCGATATGCCAGAGCGATTGTTTAAGGCAAGCGAATACCGAGAAGCGGAGTCCGAGCATAAACGAAACAATCCGACAAAGGGCGACTACTGGTGGGAGGATCATTTTTGCCCCGTACTGGTCGTATTGGCAGTAGCAAAGGATTTTGTCACGGTATGTCGCAAAACAAAAGACGTGGGCGGCAACAAGTGGACGTGGGAGTTAACGCAGCCAGAGATTATGAGTCGAGCGGATTTTGTGAAAAAACTGGAGCATGGGCGTGTCGGTGGCGATCACTCATGGGCCGCAAGAGAGTTTGAGCGTGGATGTGTTTCGTCCTGGACTGGAATCCCGCCAGTTTAGGCATAACGCTACCGTTCATCCGGCCCCCGCGATGAACCTTTCCATTTCAAAAGACCGTTGACGGGGGCTCGGATGCAACGGTTTGTTCGTGTGCGAATCGAGGATAGACATGACAGTTACAGAGATACAGCAGGCAAGCATCGTTGACGATTTCGTGAAAACGATGAAGTGGAGCGACGACACACCGGAAGATGTTCGATCATTGGTCGTGATGAATCTTCGCGGATTTTGGCAGTGGATGCACAGCGATTCAATGGAGGGTTGCCAATCGGCTCTCGATCAGGCGTTTGATGCAAGGTTCCGTCAAGGCGTCACAATTCGCGGGATTCCGGTTTGGGTGTGCGCAGAGGATTTCACCGGCGATAGATCGGTCGGGCAAGCGTGGGGGCCAGAGCAGATTTGGGCGATTCGGAGAGACGATGGCACGATGTTCGAGTTGACGCCAGAGGAGCACGAACATTGGTTTGGAGTGGCAGCGGAAGGCGTACCGGAGTTTCCAGACGATCCAGAGTGGTGATCGTCATACGAACAATTTATTAAACTGCGCGGCGCAGGTTATCAAAACATCCGAGGGCGTCGGTGCGTCTTGAAACGGGACGTAAAACGCTGGTGAGCACTAGAGCCGCGAGTCTTCATAATCGCAATCGGTGCAGCAGGGAGGCTGGTCTCAGAGGAAGAGCCGTCCCTGCAATTTTTTAACGCAACAGGAATCTTTCAAGGTCAGCACGATGCCAAGAATACGAACGATCAAACCAGAGTTTTGGCAGAACGAGGAGCTTGCGTTGCTGTCCGAACACGCAAGGTTATTAGCAATAGCGTTGCTTAACTTCTGCGATGATGAGGGTTACTTTCTAGCTAACCCAGCACTGGTTCGAGCTAACTGTTTTCCATTCCAGGAAGATTCCAAGAACATTCCTGGAAGCCTCCAAGAGCTTTCCGAGATTGGTTACATAGAGATCTTGGAGTGTTCTGGAAAGGCTATCGGGAGGGTGGTTAAGTTCCTTTCGCACCAACGGATTGACAAGGCACAGAAATCGAAGCTGTCCGCATTGTTTCTACTGTGTTATGCAGCAGAATCGCATGAAAACTCCAGCGTAAATAGGGATTCGACTACCATTCCAGGAACGTTCCAAGAAGATTCCAAGAACGTTCTACGCCTGGAAAGGAAAGGAAAGGAAGAGGAAAGGAAGGGAGAGGAAAGGAAACACGAAAGCCCTCTCTCTTTTTCGTCACATGGAAAAGATTCTGATTTTCAAAACGCATGGCGAAGCTGGATCGCAAAGCAATCTGCCAAGAGCGGCAGGATCGATCAGTGGACGCAGCAGGGTCAGTTGAAAGAGTTAGAACGGTTTTCTACTGAAGAGGCGATCGCGGTTGTTGAGTATTCAACCAGTCGCACGAACTGTGTGAACCTGATCACCAACGGCGATCATCGGAAAGCAACGAACAATTCTAAATCAACCTTTGCGGAGCTAGGCTTATGACACCCGACGAATCCAGAGACTTTCTACGTCAAGCCTTCATCGCTTTTCCAGGTGTGTCGCAATGGCTAAAAGATAACTCACCAGATCCGCAGGCGACGATCCAAGTCTGGTCAGTGGCTTTGGAGTCGATAAAGGCAAGCGAAGCGATTAGCGTTCTGAACAGGTGGGTTAAAAACGAATTGCCTCCTCCGACTGGATACCAACGGGAACTGTTCGTACAGCACGTTGTCGCAGTGGTGAAACAAGATCGAACGAAAGAGTACTCGGCCAAGCATCGTGATAAGGTTCTGGATCAAGTGAACGCAGGCGGACACGGCAGAGGATCGAATCCTGTGCTTGGTTCCTATATGCGTGATATCATGGGATTTAAAGCGACTTACGATCTAGGCCAGATAAGTTTTGAGGAACTACAACGGCAAGTAGAAGATCGGAAGCAAGTGGCACTGGAGGCAGTCAAGTGAAAAGGAAACGCTATGGAACGGCTAGAATCATTAACGATCACGATTCCCGGCAAGCTACCAACCTGGAATGCACTTCTAGCGATGAACCGCTGGCGACGTGCGGACGTGCGGCATTCGATTCACCAGTTAGTATTCGAATCGATTCGTACCGCGTCCGATTGGCAGACGTCGATGGGGTTAGTGGAAAGGCAGTCCTTGATGCACTGGTCCTTGCCAAAGTTATCGCAGACGACACCACGAAAGAAGTTAAAGAAGTCCTCTACAGTCAAACCAAGGTCAAGAATAAGACGGAAGAAAAAGTAATCGTCACGGTGGTAAGAGTATGACGAACAACATCTTCCGCACTGGAGGCAGTAAAGTGAAAAGATTTGATAAGGAAGGTCGAGACGTAACTGAACTTCCAGGATTGTGGGATGAGTCTGATTCTATTGAGTACGAAATGAACAACTGGATACACATTTCCGACAAACTACCACCTATCAACGAGTTTGTTTTGTTCTGCTGCCACATCGACAAACATGGATTTGGCGACGTTGAGTTGGGCTGGTACGAAGGACACAAAACAGAGGGTGATGCTATCGCAATGGAAACATCGTCAGACGGATGGTATCCATGCACTCATTGGATGGCACTGCCTCAAGTGCCAGAAAAGTGATGGCAATGAAGAAAATACTACTTGGATGTTCAGATTGCGGTTTTCACCTCCAGCACTTTTCTCGGACTTACTATGGAACTTGCCCTGCTTGCAAAAGTAACGCTTTGACACGTGCGGATTGCGTCCCAACTAAGGAAGAAATAAATAAACGGTCTGCCTTAATCCGGGAAAAATGGACCGTTGAGAGGTGGAGTAGCCAGCATGTCACGATCGCGAAGCCTTTGTATTTCAATTTGACTGTGAAGCAGCGAAATTCCATTGACGACGATGAATCTGTACAGATGGTTGATTGCCCATACTGGATGACGGAATTTAACACGTAAAATCGACGATGAAGCAATGACAAACAACATCTTCCGCGAACTGCGTCTAAAGCAACATGACGAAGACTTTGAACCACGCAACGAATGCGATCCGACTGGAGCTCGGCCAGGTAGTCTTGAAAAGCTATTCGTAATCACGGAACGTGTTCGGCTGGGCCAACCGCTGTGGCACAAGTACGACGAGTGTGTGCTGGCAACGATAAGCGAAGAGTTTGAAAAAGCGACGTTTATCAATAAGGTGTTTCGGGAAAAGCGGCAGGATAGGAAACAAAGGAAAAAATTATGAAAGTTTCAGAGTTGATTGAGTTACTAAAGACATACCCACAAGATTTGCCAGTGGCTTACGAGATGATGTCTGAGCATTGTTTATTGGAGGGCAAGGACATCGTTGTTAAAAGTTTGTGTGTTCAGCGAGAAGATGGCTGGGTGGCGAACATGCGACCAGACAAACCAACAATTGAGTATTTGGTTTTCCCAGGTAATTAGATCGGGTTGCAAGAAGGAAGGAAAAACATGGATGATTTGAAACTGATTGACAAAAAGGCTCTGGCAAAAATGGTTGATCGGTCTGTTAGAACGATCGAGAGATGGAAGCGAGCTGGCAAACTGCCTCCTACGAATCCAGTTCTTACCAGGCCGACTTGGACGATGTCGCAAATTGTAGTATGGTTGCGACATAGTGCGACAAATAGCGACACGGTGGTAGATAGCGACTAGCTACCATCATCGATACATGCATGATTGAAATCGGATTATCTTTCCCGATTCCGCTGGAGTATTGGCATGTACGATTTCGAAGCACGGTTGCCAGTCAACCATGTGTTGCAGTTGGTAAAGAATCTTCGCTCTGGAGATTTTGATCGCGGCGACAATCTTTTACTGGTTGGTGCTATCTCGGGTGAGATCGGAGCACTTCTAAAAACTGGTTTCGTTATCTCGCTAGGTGCGGAAGACGAGTTGCCGTCTACTATCAGCGGCTGCATTCATGCACTTGATGCGATTACGACAGAAGATCCGCAAGCGACAGCAATCGATCCTTCGCTGTTGATTCCGATTGTGCTGAAGTTGATCGAGCTTTGGCTCGCTCGTCGAGGTAGCTAAGTGGATTACACGATCCCACCTGACACGATCTACAATAATGATCTGTTTGCTATGGCTCCGCGGCTATGGCATTGGCCGCAGGAACTTGCGGAAAAAGTCAAGTCGATTGCAACTGGGAAATCGATTAAACTTGCGATCGGTGATACTGGCTACACGAAGCACGTAGACGGTCCTGAACCGATTGCGTCAAAGTCATTTATTTCTGGTCAGTCTGCACTTCGTGACGGCAATGGACACGGCACTCATTGTGCAGGAACGGCATTGGGACGCAACGGAATCGGGGTTGCTCCTGATGCGGATCTGATTGTCTTTAAGTGCTTGTCGGATCAAGGTAGCGGAAGTTCGACTGGTATCGCGCAGGGTATCCGATGGGCAGCCGATGAAGGGGCTGATGTTATCAGTCTGTCTCTCGGTGGTGGTGGATCGGACGCAGCGACTAACCAAGCGATTGACTACGCATTCTCCAAAGGTTGTATTGTCAACGCAGCGGCAGGCAATGCTGGATACAACGGTGCGAATACGATAGGTTGGCCTGGCAAGTACGAAGGTTGCATCTGCTGTGGTGCGTACCAAGCCAACGGACAGATTGCAAACTTCTCTTCTGGTGGACGAGAGATTGATTGGGCGTGTCCTGGTCAAGACATCATCTCGTTTTCAAAGAACGGAAGTGGCTACACTTCGATGAGCGGAACATCGATGGCAACTCCTTTCGGTTCAGGTCTTCTTGCGTGCATCGTCGAGATTATGCGAAGGCAAGGTAAGCCACAATGGACTGCAGCTAAGAGCGTGAATGAGTTTTTTAAGGCAAACCTAAAAGACGCTGGTGCACCTGGATTCGATCCAAGATTTGGGCATGGTATTCCTGTTGCTGACTCTCTTTTGCAATCTCTTCTTCGTTCGGAATTGGTGATGGCATGATGCGAACAGCATTGCTTTGGATTCTGCTTTGCGGTTCGGTCTTCGGTCAAGCTTCCGCAGTTATCGAAGGTCCGTCAAAAGCATTGCCTGGCGAGCTGGTAGTTCTTAACTCGTCGAAGTCTGTCGGTGACAATCACAAGTGGATTACTCCTGAAGGAATCTCGACAGCGCAAGCCGGATGCACAGCAATAGACTCGCAGATTTTTTTTGCGACTCCTCGTCCTGGTAGCTACACGTTTATTCTGATTGTCGCAGACAAGACGGCGGCGATTGAATACGCACAACATACCGTTGTGATTGAAGGTTCGGTAGTCGATCCTCCAGTATTGCCAGTCGATCCACCTACGCAACCTCCAGTAGGTGACTTTGCAAAACTGACAGAACAAAGCAAAGACAACGCGAACAGGCTTAACGATGCAGCAACCAAAGCAGCACTAGCCAAGTCACTTCGGCAAGTGACGAATGCAATGAAAACCGAATGTGCCAACATGCGTTGTCCTACTCTGCAGTCTGCACAATCTCGCTTTGTAAAAGCAATTGAAGATACTCTGCTACAACGTCAAGGATCGTCTCGCAACGTCAACTGGGAAGACGGTTGGAGGATTCCTAATGCAAAGTTTTTGGAGTCGCAGCAATTCACAACACCAAAGTATCTGGAAGCCTGCGAAGCTATTACGAAAGGTCTGGAATGATAAAGTTCATAAATGTTTTGGTTGGCTTTTTGGTTTTAAGTTCTCTCGCGTACACACAGGAAATCGAATGTCAGAACGGTCGCTGTGACGTGGTTCGTAAAGTCGCATCGGTTGCGGTGGCTCCGGTTGTTACTGGCTTGCAAATCGTGCGTGACGAGTCACAAATGATTTTGTGTAAAGCAAACGAGTCAAAAGGATGTGTTGTATCGAAAGCCCGTGGTTTCTTCTCACGACTCAAATGCAGATAGATCCGTGCTATCCATGACGCAGGAACAAGTTGGTTTAACAGGCTGGGTGATGGCAAGTGTTGCAACCATCATTGCATCGCTAGCGTCTGCTGTTGCGTTTCTGTTTAAGCTGCGTGAAAACGAAAACGCAAAAAACATTCAGGAACTGAAGTCAGATTTACAAAGCTCGGCTAAACGTTCGGAGCAGTGTGAGCAAGATAGGGCAGAGCTTTATACGAAGTGTGCGGTGCTGGAAGCAAAGATGGAGACGTTGGAATCTAAAGTTTCGAAAATTGACGTTACTGGTACGAAGTACTCACACAGGAACGAAACGAAGTGACGTACACAGCGACAAAGATGGTGAACGCTGACGGATCGATCAATGGACCGATCGTTATTGCAGACGATTACCTCCATCCAAGCCGTTCATTTCAATGGACGATACCAGCGATCAGCGGATTCTCTATCGGTGGTTGTACGTGTTACTTTGGCGGTGTCTACAAAGACAGTGCGTTCCTAGTGCAAGGGTCTGTGATCGATGCGACGGGTGGCAATTGGTATCTTCGATTCGAACTTTATCAAGCTGACACGATTGAACTAGAGCCAGGCCGTTATCGATACTCTGTCGAAGTCCGTCATCTAAACCGTGAGACAACGAGAGTTCTTTCCGATTGTTCTGTTCAGTTCGTGACGAAGCCGACTGCAGACGGTGAGTTTATTTATTCGGTGATCGATGGTGGATTTCCTGAGTCTGTAATGACCGGAGATACCTACGACGGAGGCACACCGTGAACGACAAGATAAAGCTAAAGCGTGGTACGACGAGTCAATGGGCTGCTGCAAATCCAATACTGCTGCAAGGTGAAGCTGGCATTGATACAACGGAAAACCGAGTCAAGTACGGCGACGGATCGACAGCTTGGAGCGGGTTAGCTTTTAGTAGTCCTAAGATCACAGTTGGCACAGCTCCACCATCTGGCGGAAACGATGGCGATATCTATCTACAGTATTCACCCTAAAGGATAAAGACGAATGGCGATTCAATTTAATGTTGCGACACGCAACGCACGGCTTGACACAATCGAGAGCACGAACGGAACATCCTGTTCGCTGGAGATTCGTTCGGGTACTGTTCCTGCAAACTGTGCAGCATCACGGACTGGAACAGTGCTTGCCACAATCAACCTTCCATCGGACTGGATGGCCGCAGCGTCATCGGGTGCTAAAGCCATTGCAGGAACTTGGCAAGACTTGAGTGCCGATGCGACAGGAACAGCAGGTCATTTCTGCGTCTACAACTCGCAATCGACAAAGGACGGTACGACCTGTTTTATCCAGGGAACAGTTACAGCAACTAGCGGCGGTGGTGACATGGAAGTTTCTTCGACTTCATTCACCGCAGGTCAATCTTTCACGGTCAATACGTTTACCTTGACAGATGGAAACGCTTAACCATGCAGCTAACAACAGCACAGCAAACGACGCTTCGCAACTTCGTTCTAGCCGATCCTGTTTTTTCGGTTCAGCCACAAACTAACAGCGGTGCTCTGTTCATTGCCGAGGCATTGAATCAACCGACAGAACCAGCGTTCATCGTGTGGAGAACATCTGTCTCAGTTGACGAGATTATGCGAAACGGCATGGACTGGGCACGAGTCGATAATCTTTCAGTAGGTAAGGCTCGAATCTGGGACTGGATGAGTCGCCTTGGTTCGTTTGATGCAAGCAAGCCTAATGTGCGAGCTGGCATTGATGCTTGCTGGGTTGGTACGGCAGCAGATTTGGCAGTACGTGCGTCGGTTTACGTTCATTGCAAACGAACAGCCAACGGGGTTGAAAAGCTACTAGCCACAGGCACGGGTAGTAATGCAGTTCCAGCGGTTACTTCAGCCGAAGGAACACTTTCTTACTTAGACGTAGTTCAAGCTATGGGTTGGTTCTACTAATATGCCAAGTAAAGTTTACAGAGCAGTTGAGACTCCAGTCGTCTTTCGCGATAGCGGTGGTGATGTGGTTATCACGCTTAACAACCTAGGGTTTGGTGCTGGTCGTGTTTCTGCTCGTTACGACCGTGGAGCAGGTAGCCAAGCAGAACCACATGAAGTTATTGGAGTCTTTCAGTTTGAAACTGCACCGGCACTTGGCGAGGCCGTTGAACTGTATTTGTTCCAGTCCGATGGCACCTACATGGATGGAACACTCGGTACGTCAGACGCTGCACTAACAGCGGACAAGAGACGCAACGGAATACTCATCGGTGCTGTGATTGTAGACACGACATCGACAGCCACGGATATAGTCGCACGTTTTCAAAACGTACCAATCACTAGCCGATACTATTCCATCGGTGTCTGGAACGCATCGGCAGGTGACAACTTAGAGAACACCGCCAACGCTTCAAGAGTCATCGTTACTCCAATGCCACCAGAGGCTCAATAACATGCTGCTGACATCCACCAGCGATAAAATCCGATTGGTCACTTCCGTAGCTGGTGATGTTCGCGTGCAAGCTAGCTACGTGGACCTCTCTGGTAGTACGGTTACACCGGGACGGCTCAACAGTTCTATCAGCACAGCTACGACGACCGATATAGTCGCAAGCCCTGCGAGTAGCACGCAACGAAAAATCAAGTACGTCTCCATTTGGAACGACTCTA